GTATGCTATTTTTATGTATCTGTGGCATCAGTTATTTGTATATAGACAATGCAAAGCGTAACGAAAAGCAAGACGAAAAGATAGGCAGCTTGTATGAAATGGTGCGTAAAAGTGATAGCAGCAACGCAGCAAGTACGGCTCGTTTGGAAATGGCAGTAGACTTAAAGGCTCTAAAAAAGTTTAAGTAAATGCGTTATTTGATATTGGTAGCATTGATAGGTTGCGGAGTTAAACAAGACACGCAATTAGAAACGCTTAAAAATAAAGTAGAACAAAGCCAGATGCAGAGTGTAGAGGTGCAAGGTGTGGCAGCTCAGGATAATAAAAAGGTAATTACTAAGACAGTAAAAACAATAGTTACCTTAAAGGAAACAGTAAAAGAATTAAAAACAGAACTAAATGAAGTTAAGGCTAAATTGGATTCTGCTAATTCTGTCGATACTAATAGCACCAAGTTTCAGCTTCGCCCAATACGTTAAGAAGATAGGCGGCGAGGACAAGATTGTTATTAGCCGGTCAGAAGGCGAGAAGATTAACAACTCTTTTGATAGTCTAACTAATTTAGTAAGCTACCAGAACACCCGTATAGATAGCTTATTAAGAGCTAACATCAAGACAAGAGATAGCCTACGCATTGACTTACTTACCTTAAAAGATACTTTAACACAACGCAATAAAATTGCGATTGATACGTTAAGCGACTATCGAAACAGGTACTATAAAAATATAGCAATTTACGAGCAGTACGAAAAAGCGGTGCAGTTTGAAATAAAACTACACAGGCTTAACTCTGTTCTGTTTGCTATGCTAACTTTATTTTTATACTCACAAATAAATTAAAATGCAATTAAACGACAGAGGCAAAGACCTAATCAAATTATTCGAGGGCTGCAAATTAGTAGCTTACAAATGCAGCGCAGCAAAAGATACTATCGGATATGGCAATACCTTTTATGAAGACGGAACACCTGTAAAACCAGGAGATAAGATTACGCAACAAAGAGCAAATGAGTTATTTGAAATCATAGCTAAGGACTTTGCTGATAGAGTTAAGCCATTAGTAAAGAGTTCAGTTACACCTAATCAGTTCGCAGCACTTACAAGCTTTGCCTATAACGCAGGTATCGGTAACCTTAGAAGCTCTACTTTATTAAGAAAAGTAAACGCTAACCCTAACGACCCTACAATAGCTCAGGAGTTTGCTAAATGGAACAAGGCTGGGGGCAAAGTATTAGCAGGACTTACCAGACGTAGAGATGCAGAATCTAAATTATATTTCACACCTTAAATTAATATTATGAAATGGTTAGCCAACTTATTAGCAGACGAGAGAGGTAGCGTATCTACAAAGCGTGTTATTGCTTTACTATCGGCTTTATTTATTTGTGTTACCTTATTAGCTAATAGCTTTACGCATCAAGAGATTGCCCCTTCGGATAAACTTGTAGATGCCGTTATGGTTATTTGCATAGCTGCGATGGGTACTACTACAATAGATAAATTCAGCCAAAAATAAACAATGCTAAAATCAAAACGCAAACGACTATTCTTTGACATCGAAACTTCGCCAAACGTTGGCTTCTTCTGGTCTGCCGGATATAAACTTAATGTAACTGCTGATAGCATAATTCAGGAACGTGCAATCATTTGCATCTGCTATAAATGGGAAGATGAAAAAGAGGTTTACCACTTACAATGGGATAGCAAACAAAACGACAAAAGAATGCTACAAAGTTTTATAGAAGTAGCAAACACGGCAACGGAGTTAGTAGGACACAACGGAGACAAGTTCGACTTAGCGTGGATAAGAACACGATGCTTGTTTCACGGCATTGAGATGTTTCCTAAGTACGTTACAATAGACACGTTAAAGGTAGCTCGTCAGAAGTTTAGATTTAATAGCAACAAGCTTAACTATATTGCTGACTATTTAGGCATCGGCACTAAGATTAAAACAGAATATAGTTTATGGAAGGACATAGTTCTGCATAAGGATAAAGTGGCTATGGCTAAAATGATTAAGTACTGCCAGAAGGATGTGGTTTTATTGGAGCAGGTATTTAACGCACTTAAAAACCATATCGAACCTAAAACGCATTACGGAGTTATATTCGGTCAGGATAGAGGCACTTGCCCTGAGTGTGGTAGCGATGAGATAACAATACAAATGAGGCGCACAACCGCAACAGGAGTAAAGAAGATTTTATATAAGTGTAAGACTTGTTTTAAGATACATAGCAAAACAGACAAATAAAATGGATAGCAAAATATTAGCAGCAGTTATAGAAGATATGCGTAGCCGGGAGCAAGTAGGCAAAGTTAAATACGGAACTACAATGGATAGAGAAGATTTAACAACAGGTCAATGGATAACGCATTTGAAACAAGAACTGCAAGATGCGATTCTCTACCTTACTAAACTTGAACAAATACACAATGCGCCTCAAAAAGATATTTAGCTTTGGTAATATCTTAGACCGAGAAACCTACGAGCAACTTAGGGAACTAGACTACAACAACCCAAACTTTAAGGGTTGCGGAGATGAGTTTCAGTTCAACCGGGAGTGGTGGGTTATGCTTGATGAAGGCGAGATAGTAGCTTATTGCGGCTCAATTTATTCCAAAGGCATCTGCATATTCAACAGGGCTTGGGTTAAAAAATCACATAGAGGGCAAGGCATACAAAGGCGAATGATTAAGACCCGGCTCAAAGCTGCATCTACTTTTTGCCACATAGCTATCACTTACACAACCTTAGACAATTTCCCTTCCGCTAATAACCTTATTAATTGCGGGTTTAGACTCTACCTGCCGGAGTATTCATACGGGGGTTCTGACAAACTTTACTTCCAGAAGCTACTATAAAAGGTAGTATTTTTACTACTTTTGGCTGCATTTTACTTCCGACTTTGTCAAGTTATATATTACTTTTTTTACATATTGTAAAGCTATAACTTTACATTTTGTACGTTATTTTGTACGTTTCTGCGTACATAATTGGTAATAAACTGCACAATTTGATGTGCTTTTGCGACACTTTATGCGACATTATTAAAATTATGCGACACATTATCTGCAACAATGTTGCAAAAATAATTCTAAAATATTTTAATACTTTTGCACTTTGTATTGTTAATTGTAGTAGATTTGTGCAAACAAAACACAAATGACACATTTAACCACCTACCAGAAGTTCCAATATCAGCGATACGGGAACATCTTACTGCCTAATGGGAGCAGTACACAAAACCCCAATGACCCTCAATTACTGCCTAAGAATTACGATTATGAAGATGATGATTACACGTTCACTCGTTGGGTAGAAAATCAATCAGAACTTGAACTATTAAAAACACAAGCAAATGAAAATTGATTTTGTAAAAGAAACCAAGCCAGACGGCACTATATTCTACTACACTTTGCTAGATAATAAATATGATGGGGCAAGTATGTTTTTAGAATACTCACAGGCTTATGAATACTTTGTGAGCCTTAAAAAAAGACAAGAGCCTATCATCGAAATTTTAGAACATTATACAATCCAATAACAATGAACAGAGAATTTTTACCATATCAAGAATCATTAGAGCTTAAAGAACTAGGATTTAACGAGAAGTGCGCTGCACATTATTTAGATGAAGATGATTTAGAATTAAAATGGAAGATTTATAGAAATCTATCTATTAATATGACCTATTTAGTACAAGCACCTTTATATCAACAAGCGTTTAGATTTTTTAGAGATAAGTTTAACTTTCGTTATTCAATAGGCAACACAAATGTATCTGTTGTTCACTATGGCACAACGCAGTTACTACAAGACAATGCTACCTATGAAGATGCAGAACTTGCTACTATTAGATTTTTTATTGAAAAAGCTAAACAACAAATTAATTAATTTATACAAAACCAATAACAATGAGCCTAATTAAAATTCAACAGGAGCTTAAAGCACCTAAAAACCAATTCAACGCTTTTGCTAAATACAAATACCGAAGTGCAGAAGATATTATCGAAGCTGCAAAACCTATCTGCCATAAGTACGGCTACGCTTTAATGCTTAGCGATGAGGTTATAGAAGTAGGCGGTAGAGTATATGTAAAGGCTACCGCTTGTCTAAGTAACGGAGAAGATAACATTACTTGCACTGGTCTTGCTCGTGAAGAGGAAAATAAAAAGGGAATGGACTGCTCACAGATTACGGGTGCAGCAAGTAGCTATGCCAGAAAGTATGCGCTTAACGGACTGTTTGCCATAGACGATACAAAAGATGCAGATGCTACTAATGAGCATAAAGACGAGGTCAGCGAAGGTCAAAAAGCGTTCTTAATTGAAGCACTTGATAAAACAAAGTTTACTCAGGAGCAGAAGTATAAAGCTATTGAGAAAATTAAAGCTATCAAGACCTTAGAGGAATTTAACAAGATTAAAGAAACAATAAAGAAAAGCTAATGAAAACCGCAATGCAAGAACATTTTGAATGGTTACAAGAGAATCAATTATACTTTGGTATACCTATTGAGGCTATTGATAATGCTGAAGATTTACTTGAAAAAGAAAAAGAGCAGATAATAGAAGCTATAAATGCTTGGTGTAGTGATGATAATATATTAACACCTGAACAATATTATAACCAAACCTATAACCAAAACAAAATCTAATGAGAGAATTATTACCATTTGAAAGGCAGATGCTCTTGGCAGAAGTATATCACTATGCTTGGTATAATGAAGAGGCATATAAAGACCTTTTATTATTTATAGAAAAGTATCAAACAATTTTAGAGAAACCTGTATTTTTTAACCCAATCAATAACAATGACACAACAACAACAAATCTTGAATCACTTGCTTTCGGGCAAGACCTTGACACCAATCGAAGCTCTAACGAAATTTAATAGCCTGAGATTATCGGCAGTTATCTTTGAACTTAAACGAAAAGGAT